TCCGCCACGCACATCATCCTGCGCGCGCCGCGCATCGACCTCAACTGACGCCATGCCCGCCGCGCACCGCCACACCGACATCTGCACCGGCCACGGCTGCTACCCCAGCCGCGCCAATGCCGAGGGCAGCCCCGATGTCTTCGTCAACGGCCTGGGTTGGCACCGTGTCGGCGACGGCTGGGCCGCGCACTGCTGCGGGCCGGTCTGTCACGGCGGCGCGCTCGCCGCCGGCAGCCCGACCGTATTCGTCAACGGCCGCGCCGCCGGACGCATCGGCGATCCGGTCGATTGCGGCTCCGCCGCCGCCACCGGCAGCCCGGACGTGTTTGCCGACGACCTTTCGGCCTGAAGCCAATCAGGATTCAAGCCACTCGCGCGCGCGAGGATCATGTTTGCCATGATTGCGCCCGCTGCCGCCTCCATCCCGCGCCGCGCCCACTGGCAGCTTGCCCTGGGCGGGGAGGGCTACGCGCAGGCGCTCGACGATCTGCGCCAGGCCATTGCCATCATCCTCACCACGCGGCGCGGCAGCGACCCGCTGCGCCCGGAGTTCGGATCCGACCTCTGGCGCTATCTCGACCACCCCATCGACCGCGCCCGCCCGCACCTCGTGCGCGAGGTCTACGCCGCCATCCGGCGCTGGGAGCCGCGCGTCAAAATCGAGCGCGTCAGCGTCGATCTGGATGAGGCGCATCACCTGAGCATCGGCGTGCACTTCACCGCCGCCGATGGTCTATCCGGCTTGGCCGAGGTGCGTCCATGACCGACCCGATCAAGCTCATCGACGACGACCCGGCGGCCATCGCAGCCGAGCTCAAAAGCGCCTACGAGACCGCCACCGGCCGCACGGTGTATCCGGGCCAGGCCGAGCAGCTGCTCATCGACATCTGCGCCTACCGCGAAAGCCTGTGTCGCGCCGCGATCAACGAGGCTGCCCGGCAAAACCTCGTCGCCTTCGCCCGCGCGCCCATGCTCGACTACCTGGGCGAGCTGGTGGGCGTATCCCGCCTGCCGGGTGAAGACGACGAGCGCCTGCGCGAACGCATCCGCCTGGCCCCCGAGCATTTCTCCGTGGCCGGGCCGCGCCTGGCCTACCGCTACCACGCCATGACGGCGGATGCCTCGATCACCGATGTGGCCGTGCGCTCGCCCGAGCCTGGGCTCGTGGTGCTACGCCCGCTCACCGCCTCCGGCCTGCCTTCCGCCGACATCAAGGCGCGCGTGCTCGCCGCCGTCTCCGCCGATGACGTGCGGCCGCTGTGCGATACCGTCGAGGTGGCCGATCCGGTGGATGCGCCCTACACGGTCGAGGCCGTCATCACCCCCTACGGCTGGGCCGACCGCGAGAGCGTGCGCGCCGCCGCGCTGGATGCCGTGACCGCATTCTGCGCGACGAAAGCGCAGCGCCTGGGGCAGGACGTGACCCGCTCGGCCCTCATCGCCGCGCTGCATGTGACTGGCGTCAAGCGCGTGGCGCTCGCGCACCCCGCCGCCGACATCGCCGCCGACGTGCACCACTGGACGCACGCCACCAGCATCACGGTGACCGCCACGGAGCCCGAGGATGAGTGACCGCCGCTGGTATCCGGACGTCATCGCCACCGACGAGCGTCTGGCGGCACTGGCCGACCTGTCGGCGCGGCTGGAGTCTCTGCCCGTCGAAAAGGCGCTCACCCACCTGGTGGATGCGGTGGACGAGCGGCTGCTGCCGCATCTGGCGCACGGCTGGCACGTGACCGACCTCGAAGGCTGGCGGCTGGCCGACACGCCCGCGAAGCGCCGCGCCATCCTGCGCCGGGCGATTGCGCTTCACCGCAAGAAGGGCACGCCGTGGGCGGTGAAGGAGGCGCTGGCGATCTCCGGCATCGAGGCTGAGCTCGCCGAGTGGTGGCAGCAGGCGCCGGCCGGCGCGCCGTTCACCTTCACCGTGGATATTGCCGCCGGTCAGCCGGCCGCCCGTGAGTCGGCGGCGTTCGAGGCGGCGCAGCGCCGCGTGGGCGAGTGGAAGCCGGTGAGCCGGCACGCCAGCTACCGCATCGCTGCCGCCGCGCTCGCCGCCGCCGCCATCGCCGCCTGCGGCACCGCGCACATGCAGTGGCAGGGCGCGGGCGAGCTGCTGGCGCAGCCCCTGCGCGGCGCTTCCGCCCACGCCGGCGCCGCCGCCGGCCACGGCTTCCTGCTCATGGCCGGCCACGGCACGCTTCAGCAAGGGGATATCTGACCATGACCACGCCCATCCAGTTCACTCTCACCGATGCCGGGCTGGCCGCCGCCGTCTCGCAGGCGCAGCTCGGCTTTGACCTGTCGCTCACCCATGTGCAGCTGGGCAGCGGCAACCGCACGCCCAACGGCGCAGAAGTCGCACTGCTCGATCCACGGCAGACCGTCACGATTTCCGGCGGCAGCAAGCCGGCGCCCAACCAGCTGCGCATCGCCGCGCGTTTCGCGTCCGAGACGGGTTACCCCATCGCCGAGATCGGCCTGTGGGCCGGCGACCCGAATGCCGGCGGCGTGCTGTTTGCCTACTGGAGCCAGCCTGCCGGCGTGCTGGCGCAGAAGTTCCCTGGCATCGACTTCATCTTCGCCTACGACATGACGCTGGGCGCGGCCGCCCCCGGCAACATCGCCATCAGCGTCGATCCGTCTGGCGCCCAGGCGCTGGCGCTCGTGGCCGAGCATGAGGCCAAGGCCGATCCGCACCCGCAGTACCAGATGCGCCGCGCCAGTGACGGCCTGTTCGTCAACAACGCCGACTTCGGCGACCTCGCTCAGCCCGCGCTGCTGGGCGAGGCCGAGCACAACATCTGCGGTCTGGCGCTCGACCTGGCCATCGACGGCCAGGGCGAAGCTATAGACCTTGGAACTCTGACTTAAGGAGCCTGCCATGCCTACGCCCATTGCCATTCGCCGCAGACGCGGCACCACCGCCCAGCACGCCAGCTTCATCGGCGCCGAGGGCGAGATCACCGTCGATACCACCAAGAAAACCGTTGTCGTGCACGACGGCAGCACGCCAGGCGGCTTCGCGGCCGCTCGCGAGCCCGCCAGTGAATCCGGCCAGACCTATCAGCTCGCCGTGCGCGACGGCGCTCTTGCCTTGATCGAACAATAAGGAGCTGCTCATGCAAGGCATTCCGAAGATTCTTCAGACCCGCGCCGACTTCGACATGGCGCTCGATCTCGCCCGCCGCGGCGAGGCTGGCCGCGCCGCCGTGGCGCGGCACTTCCGCGGTCTCATCGAGGCCGCGCACCACTACGTGTTCGACCGCGTGCTCGCCGACGGCGAGGCGCCCGATGGCGAGCCTCCCGAATACTGGGTGATCGAAGCCAGTGAGTCGCTGCCCGAGCGCCGCCAAGAACGGCGCGTGGTGGACACGAATGCGCGGCTCTTTCAACTGGGCTACACCCTGGCCGAAGTCGAGGCCATCGTCAACGAACTGGAGGGCGCGTAAATGGCGGCCGGAGACATCCTCATCGTGCCGGCGCAGGCCGCCGGCTTCATCAGCCTGCAAGGGCGCATCGCCAAGAACAGTGGTGGCGACCTCATCGACATCCCCGCCGGGATGCTCAACATTGGCGGCAACGGCAAAGGCTATCTGCTTGCCGCGCAGACTGGGCTCTCGCCCACCGCCTCCGGCAACCACGACGGCAGCGTGACCGCGCTGAATCTCGGCGACGACATCTACATCTACGCCTGCCAGCAGGGGAGCGGCTACGCCAAGATCGTCTTCTCGAAAAACGCCGCCGTGCCGAACGGCTACTCTGCCGGAAATTCGCGGAAGATCGGCGGCTTCCATGTCGGGCGCACGCGGCCCATCAGCCAGCGCTTTTCGGCGAGCTACACGCCCACCGTCGGCATCGTGCCCAACAGCGTCTGGGATGCATTGAACCGCCCGCGCTGCTCGCCGGAAGGCATGGCCGAATTCGCGCCGGGCCGCTGGGGGTCGATCTATCTACTCTCGCCCATCTCCGGATCGTGGCCGGACGTGATCTTCGGCAGCCGCTACAACGTGCAGCCAGTGCGCTCCACCGGCGGCTACAGCGAACTCGATCTGCACCGCGGCCTGCACGCCTCCGGCATGCGCGAGCCCACCTTCGAGGAGTGGCTCATGATGGCCTACGGCGCGCCTGCCGGCGCGGATGGCAACAACGACACCGCCTGGTCGGCCACCAGCAACACCGGCCCCTGCAACACCGGCGCCGTCGCGAAAAGCGTCTCGTGCGCCAACTTCGTCGATTGCGTCGGCAGCCTGTGGGAGCGGCTTGCGCATCACTTCGACATCGGCAATTCGTCCAACGCTTATGCATGGGACGCGGCGGTCGTCAACACGGGTCAAGACAGCGCCTTCTCGCGCGGCCAGGTCGTCCACGTGGCCTGGCGGCACGCCCTCGCGGGCGGGCTGTGGGGTGACGGCGTGAGGTGCGGCTCGCGCACGCTCGGTCTGCATGCCGGTCCGTGGGGTGCCAATGGCAATGTCGGCGTGCGCGGCGTCAGTGAATCCCTATGAGCCTTGCGCCTGATCTTCCCGAGCGCGGCAGCGCTCGGGGCGGCCTGAAGCTCTTGCAGCATGTGGAACAGTTGATCGTGGAAGCCATGCCGGTGCTCGACAAAATCCCGCGCGCGCAGCGCTACCGCTACGGTGCTCGGTTGGAAGAGGCGCTCTATGGCCTCATCGATGCCGTTGTCGCCGCGGCCTCCAGCGGCCAGAAAAGCAAGGTCTATGCCCTGGCCGATCGCATCGAGGTGCTGCATGCGCTGCTGCGCATCGGCGCGGAGCGCAAGCTCATCGCCCCGCGCTTCGTCGGGCGCATCATGGCCGCGCCCAACCACGATCTGCCGCGTGGCGGGCTGCTGCGCCAGATCGCCGCCATGGCCGCCGCCTGGCGGCGTAGCGTGAAGGATTCATGAGGTGATAAGGATGGCGCTGGTTTCGATGCGCGGCCAGGTCGACCACGTGGCCTGGCGGCACGCCATCGCGGGCGGGCTGTGGGGTGACGGCGTGAGGTGCGGCTCGCGCACGCTCGGTCTGAATGCCAATCCGTGGAATGCCAATGGCAATGTCGGCGTGCGCGGCGTCAGTGACCCCTATTACTGCTCAGAGATGGCGCCGAGGCGTCGGCGTCACCCAGCATCCCAAGGGATCAGCCGCGCCATCCTGGCCGCAAGGTCGAACACAAAACCTGCTGGCGCGTCGCTATGTCAAGCCGCGCGCCTGCCTCGCGCATCATGGGCATAAAACAAGACCACCTCATCGGGCGCATCGCCGACTGGGACAACCTGCTGCTCGCCTACCACAAGGCGCGGCGCGGCAAGCGGCAGCGCGACGAAGTGCAGCGCTTTGCCGCTGACCTGTGGCTGCATATTGGCAATCTTCAGCATCATCTTCTTGCTGGCACCTACCGCATGGGCCTCTACCGCCGCTTCGTGGTGTATGAGCCAAAGCGGCGCGAAATCCTCGCTGCGCCCTTCGCCGACCGCGTGGTTCAGCACGCCATCCTCAACGTCCTGCAGCCGCTGTGGGACAAGCAAATGATCGACCATGCCTATGCCTGCCGCCCTGGCAAAGGCACCCACGCCGGCGCCGACAGGCTTCAGCAATGGTTGCGGGACATGGCCAGGCAGCGTCCCCTTGAAGACATCTGGGCGGCGAAAACCGACTTCTCGGCCTACTTCCGCTCCATACGCCACGACGACCTCAAGCGCATCGTGCGACGCAAGATCGCCTGCGCCGGCACCCTGGCCTTGCTGGATTCCATCATCGACAGCACGCCCGGAGGGGTCGGCATCCCGGTCGGCAACCTCACCAGCCAGTGGCTCGCCAACCTGCTGGGCAACGAAATCGACCAGCGCATCAAGCGCGAGCTTCGCGTTAAGCGTTATTTACGCTACATGGACGACTGCATCGCGCTGTTCTGGACCAAGGCAGAGGCGCAATATTACGTCGAGCGCCTGCGCGGCTTGAGCGAAGAGCTTGGGCTTGCCTTCTCCAAGGTGAGCATTCACCGCGCCAGCCAGGGCATCAACGCCCTGGGCTACCGCATCTGGCCGACCCATAGACTGTTGCGCAAGCGCGCCATCGTGTCCTTCAGGCACGACATGAAGCGGCTGCTAAGGCTCGACGACCAAGCCGCAGTCTCGCGTCGCGTGCAGTCCTTCGTGGCCCATGCGTCTCACGCCGACACGTGGAGGCTGAGGGCAAAGCTATTTGCTCAGATGCCGCGTGCACACATTCCATGCGACGTGTTTTGTCGCGTGGAATGCGATCATGTCGCATGGAATCCGTGCACGCGTCGCATTTAATTTGTGCAAGCCCAGCAGCGCCTCTTCGGCCGCGGTAAAGGCGCGGGCGGCAGTCTTCGCCTCGACATGGACGGCGCGCAAGGT